CAGCAAACGAAGAGTGATGGAGAATGGCGTCCCGGCCATAATCATCACTGGCTGGTCGGTAATGGCGGGTCACGGGCCATCTGTTCCCACATCGCTACCGACATGCTCAAGCAGGGACTGAGCGCGTTCGTGGTAGGCGACGATGCGTCCCTGACCATGGCTGCCAATGATCACGGATATGGCGAAGTGTTCAGCCGGCACATCCGAGTCCATGCCCGTCCCGGTGACACCCTGATTGCGATCAGTTCAAGCGGGAACAGCATCAGCATTGCAAACGCCATCGAGGAGGCCCGTGGGCAGCGGTGCGGTATTGTGACATTTACTGGATTCAGTCCAGACAATCCAATCCGCAAGATGGGCGACATAAATTACTGGATACCGTCCACCAATTACGGTACAGTTGAACTTGCAACGCTGACGATTCTACATGTCATTGTAAATCCAGGTACTACCACCTAGCCGCCCTCCTCCCGAGCTAGGTGACTTCAGGCCCGACCGGTTCACCCCCTTGTCGGGCCTCTTTTTTACCAGGTGGCGATGAAGTATGCCACCACGGCACCGAATCCTAGAACAATAGCCATCACGGCTGCTACCAGCCAGAGGAAGACGCCCCCAACAAATGATTGCCGAGGGCGCATGTTACTCAACCTTCACTGACGGGTTGACTGGCACGCTGACAACTACCGACCTGCCGCTACCCAATATCCGCTCGATACGCCTGAGCAGTTCAAGGATAAGGTGGCGAATCTGATGTGCAGCGCCTGACATCATGACACCACTGCGGTGACCACGCCCGGCACGGCAATGACCGGCAGGGGCGGAGAAACGATGCTAAATGAAGTGGTCGCAGGCGCTCCCAGTGCAGACCCCAAGGAATCGACACGCTGCACCGTAGCAACGTAGTCCGGATCCGTCTGGGCTTCCACCGGGACATTCAGAAAAACAGCGGGCGAACCGTTCGAATCCAGCGTCATCGGTACGAAACCGGCAGGACCGCCATTGATAGTTGCTCGAAATCCACCGGCGACAGTGCCAGTGGGGAAGGTCTGGTCCGTAGTGGTCCAGGAAATTGTGACAGTAGACATTGAGAACTCCTTAGGCGCCCGAGTATGGGCAGCCTAAGGGTGGACTGATTCTAAACGTCCGTATGTACGCTACCGCACATTACTTACTGGCGACGCCCTCGATCTTCTCTTTGGTGCGCAGCCCTGACAGGCCCAGCATTCCGCCCAGCAATGTCACAAGTGTGCCGAGGTCCAGAATAGGCGGAGCCGTGAGAGTGTGATTGTTCGCCCACCATGTAAGCAGTGGCTGTGCAACGAAGGTATAGACCAGCCCGAACACGCACACCCAGCCGACAGCCGGACGCCATCCGCTGACGAATAGCGATGGATTGGCCGCTTCGACCTTGTTGATGTCGGTCTGCGCGATCATGGCTGACAGTTCCCCTGACTGCTGTAGGGCCAGCAGTTTGAGCTGGGCTTCGGCCTTGGCGGTCGGATCAGGGAAAAATTTGTCGATCAGTTTCCCACCGATGTCGAGTGCTGCTGTGACTGGATCGAGTGCCATTACTTGGTCCCTCCATACGAGGTTGAGTAGTGGTTTCCATCAGGCTTGGAAAAATCGCCGCCCCATGCATTGATCGGGTCCAGAGTCTTCCAGAAGTCGCCAAGCGGCTTGTACGCTGCCGAGTCGGTCTGGTACACGCCATCCTTGAACAGATTCAGGTCAATGGCCAGCTTGATCAGGTGCAGGCTGTTGGCTATCCCTGCGCCCGTTATGGCGTTGTGTGCTGCCTGTTCAGGAGTGCGCAGGGCCTCGCCGAAGGTCAGCTCGTACCCGTTGTCGTAGGCCCACTGGATGAGCTTGGCGACGTTCAGGGTGAATGCTCGTTGCTGTTCACTGAGACTCATTTCGGGATGTCTCCTTTACTTGAAAGCCACATGAAGACACCGATCAGCGCCGCACCCGCGAGCCAAGCAAGACGTTTAATGACGCTCTTCCCAACTTCATTGTAAATCTTGTCCAAGACCCGCTCTGCTGCCGCGTTGGCGATCTCCTCAACTTCCTCTGGGGTAAAACGGGATCGACGCCTGTCAAACTCTTCGAGTTCATTCAAGTCTTTCTCCTATGCAATAGCAGCTCACGAATAATACTCATCAACTATGATGATTCCACTCGCTCCGCCTCCTCCCGTGGTAGTTGCTCCCGCCGCTCCAGCTGTTCCAGCGCCTACACCATAGCTATAACTCGACGCAGGGGATGTAATAATCGCCTCCACATAGCCACCAGAGCCGCCACCAGATGCTGCGTTTTGTGCTGATCCGCCTCCACCCCCACCGCCCCCGCCCCCAGAGTTAGCGGCTGCTGCTCCTCCGCCAGAATTACCCCCTCCAGTTCCGCCGCCGCCGCCGAATCTACCAGAGCCTCCATTGCCTCCAGGCATAAACGTACTCGCCACCGCAGTCTGTCCGCCGGCGCCGCCATTGGTTCCGGCCTGATTAACAGTTCCACCAGAAGCCGCGCCACCTCCTCCACCAGCACCCCCTCCAGTTCCGCCGACGCCTCCGCTACCTGTCAATGTGCCAAATGTGGTATTGCCTGCTGTTGTGGCCGCTCCACTTGCCGGACCGCCCCCGCCACCCGCTCCACCGCCAATCAATTGCACCTTAAGATACAAGGCATTCGCTGGTGTGATGTATGTCCCAGAACTGGATGTGAAGACTTGTCTCGTTGGCGTCAATACTGAATTTCTCTGATACATCGTTACTATCGATGTGCTTGACGTATCCGCCCTGACAATAGCTCGATCATTTGCAACTGTACTGACATTGCCTCCCGGTATTGATAATGATGCAGATGAAGCAAGAATCAATGCGCCATCAAAAATTATCGTGCGTTCTATACCAGGATATGGCGCAGAGGAAAAATTGCGTATCGTATTGGTTCCTGTAATATGCAAATAATCACCAGTGACACCGTAAATGTCAGTCGTACCGCTTCCTGCTGATGCTACGCTCGCAGCCTTTCTGTTAATCTCGGCTGGTCCGATAGACGGGCTGATTGGATTAAATAGTCCGTATGAAACAGCAGACAAACCTGAATCCAGTACGCCTGAATCATTTGCTAAATTGACAGTGGTTATTCCTCCAGAAAAAGAAACCGAAGTGATTGTCGAATAAATCAAACCTCCAGTACTCGTTGTCTTTAATCTGCGTCCAGTCGTGTAAATAGCAGTAACATCACCAATTAGCGAAAAACTTGTTGAACTTATAAAAGTTGGCACCCCTCCTACTATCCACTCCAATGCGCTTATCTGACCACTTACATCGTTCACACCTTGTAAGTTATCCTTCGTCCAGTACGGGGATGTGGGCGGGTCTGTGTCATTGGATGGCGCGAATACTACCTTGTACGTGACGCCAGACTGGAACCAGACCTCCCCACCCGATGGCAGGTTTCCTCCCGAGTCCAGCACAATCGGATTCGACCATGCGACAGCCGCGGCATTGTCCTTGTATACGGTCGTTTTTGTGCTGGTCCCGGCAGCATAGAAGAACAGCAAACCACCGTTGGCAGGAACGATGCCGCCCGGTATGAACTGCATGGACTGGATAGGGTCAGGAGCGAGATAGGTAGTAGGCATAGGTCACCAGTGCGGGAATTCCTCGTATCCGAGGGCGTGCAATTGGGGTAACTGCTTCTCCAGCCGCTTGCCGATATCCGACCGGACGATGCGATTGGGAAACTTGATCTTGTCCACCGTCGAATAGACCTGCGGGATGCAGTCATGGACATCCGGGGCCAGCGCCAGGGCCACGCAGACATAAGTGCCAGTGGTCAGGTATTGATCCTTCTTGAGCATGACATGGGCCGGTGCCACGTTGCTCCACTCGTCCTCGATACCACTGATGAGCAGTCCCATGGCCTTCTGGTCCTCGTCAGGGTATGGGAACGGAGGCGCCGCCATGACCACACCGATGGCGGTGCGATCGTCAACCACCAGCGAATCCTTGCCGGTAATGGCGTCCTTCATCCACTTGATCGGGTCACCCTTGTGGCTGTGCATCAGGATGTAGGTGGAGGGCCATCCGAACCTGCTCGTGTACTCCAGAGCATGCGGAGTGCCCTTGTCATCGATGATGCAATTGATATCCAGATCCCCGATGTGCCCGGCCTTGATCAGGGTCTGCTCGATGGGTTTCAGAACCGTATCGGCCAGCTTGCTGGTCTTGGCGTACTTGCAGACGGTTCCCATCTCGCCGGTTGCCGGGCCGTAATCGTCGCTCATTAGCTTCTTGAACTCGAAATTCACGTTCCACTTATCAGCCAGGAATCCACCCTTGCCCATCCAGCCCGACACTCCCACCTCGATCCCCTCGATGAAATCCTGCAGCATGCATGGCCCCTTCAGGGTCAGCCCTTCCTTGATCCAGGCTTCGATCCGCCACACCATGTCCTCGGGGCTGGAACTGACGTAGGACATGGACTTGTCCTCGTCGCTGCCCAGCGTCTTGAATACCATACGATCCTGGGACTTCGCCGCATGGGCTTTGGCCTCCTGAAGCGTGGCAAACGACTTGTAGGGAGGCACGCTCACGCCCGCGGCTTGCAGGGACTTCATGCCCAGTTCGCGCTTGATCTCCAGATCCGCCGATTTCATGCTGGGTCCGAACACGGGGAATCCGAAATCCCGGTAGCGGTCCAGTTCCTTGGTCAGAGGAGGCGCATTGAACAGGTTGATGATCAGGCCGGACTTGGCCCAGTTCATGTGTTCCTTCCAGCCTGGTACCTTCTGGATGCCGGGGAATCCCTCGCCATCGTGGCTGATCTGGCCCTTTTCCTTGGCTTGCCAGAGGCGGACCGCGTGACCGGCTTCCGCGGCACGGTAGGCGCAGTCAAGGCCGCATCGGTCTGAGTCGAGGATGAGGACGTTCACTTGCCTATCCTGTTCAATGGCACAGACTGCTTAAATAGCGGGTTGTACAGGGCTTCGGATGCAGCCTTTTCCTCGGCCTGCTTCTTCAGTTCCATCATCTTCTTTTCCCGAGCCTGCTTGATGAAGTGACCGGCCACCGCACCAGCAGCACCGAACGAGGCGCCGCCCGTCATGCCTTCCATCATCAGACCGCCCGCCAGACCGGCAGCACCGCCACCGGCAGGCCCGAGCAACAGCCTGTCCATAAGAGAGACCGCATTGGATACTGTGGTGCTTCCGCCCTTGTTTGCCGGTATGGTCTTGACGTCTTGTGCGGTTTCCAGAGTGGCCCGCAGCTCGTCTGCGGCTGACTTTCCAATCAGCATTTCCAGCTTTTTCGGTCCGATCTTGTCTATCGCCCGTTTCATCTGACCAGGGTTGACTTCCGGCTTTTGGCGCTCGTTCAGCGACACGCCCTTGGTGGCTTCGCCCTTGATGTATTCCACCGTCTGCGCCGCCACGTCCCGCCATGCCTTCCGACCTGCTTCCAGAGTCGGCTTGTCCTTGGCTGACAGCAGTTGCAGCTTGATGCGTTGCAGGTCAGCAATGGAACCGCCAAGAACGGTCTTGTTCCAGACGTCCTCCAGCGCCACCTTGCGATCCGTTCGGCTGGAATCCTTCAGCAGATTGGCGACAGCCTTCGGTTCCTCGAACTTCATCGCGTGTTCAGTCCGGGCTTTCCTTGCTGCCTTGTAGATGTCACCGCCTGCGCCTTCCGTGGCCTTGTCGATGACGCGTCGCACCTCGCCCATATAGTGACTGGTCGGGGAGCCATCGTGCGGGTCGATCTTGTTCGTGAACTTGCGGATTTCCTCCATCTCGTTGAGCGTGAAGGTCCGGTGCGCAGTCGCCTTACCCGCTTCGTCGAATTCCACGGCGCCGAACTTCTTCAGCATGTCCGCCATGCTCTTGATGGCCGGGACGCTGGCCGCTGCCGCACCGTTCTCGGTGAGCCAGTTGATGACCGGTTCCGGATTGACCGGCAATTGACCTTCCGGCGACGACTTGGCCTTCTCGTACATGGCGCTGACGTTCTTGGCTGACTTGTTCTCAGCCATCACCAGTGCGCCCTCTATGTCCGTCTTCTGGCCCTTGCCCTTCTCGCCCGACATGCGCCGCCCGATGTCCTCAAGGGATACCGACTTGGGAGCCGCCGACTGCTTGATGGCATCCAGGTTCGCCAACAGTGCATCGTTCTGGTCAAGGTGGCGCTCGCTGATGGGTTTCCCGGCCTCTGTAACCTTCAGACCTTCTTCTGCACGCAACTGCCCTTCCCGGCGCGTCGCCTGCCCGACCGTCAACGGCACCGGATGACGCAGATTCGCAGCCCGTGCCACCCTGGCCAGCGCCGTCGGGTCCGTTCCTTCGAAGTTGTTGGCACTCTTGGCGAAGTCCATGACCTTCTGTTGCACGTCCGGCGCAAGGTTTTTCCAGTCAATTCCGCCCTGTTTCAGCTTCAATTGCACAGCCGTTTCAATATTGGGCAAGGCTGCCGCGGCTGCTGGTGCAACACCTGCCGCGGCTTTCGGTGCAGTCCTTGCTGCCGACCGGCTTGCAGAACTCAACAGCCCGCCGCCGAACATGTACGGGATGGCGTCCAGACCAGTCTTGGCAATGGTTCCCATGAGGGGTCCAGCCCTGTCTGCCACATGCTCACCGACGTAATTGGTCCCGGCATTCCAGAGCATTCCAGGTATCCCGGCCAGACTGACCAGTCCCTGAGCCTCTGGTGAGTGGGGCTGATAGGTCAGTGCCTCCTGTGTCTTGCCAGCCCATGCCGCGCCCTGTCCCTCTGGACCTGGCGCCACTGATCCGGCCATGCCCGCATAGCCTGCGACCGGTTGCGCTGCCATGCCGGTGCCGATGGTAGTAGCAGCCTCAGGAACGGCAGTTATAAGATCGAGCAAGGCTTGCCGAGGTGACCGACGTTTAGGTTCAGTCTGCTCTGGGGCAGACTGCCATCCTTTACCGTCTTCGACTACGGGAGCATCAGCCCAGCCCATTACGGCTTTCTCCTGAGTTTGCCATCAGGCCCGATAAACCTTGCACCTGATTTCAACTTGTTGTAATCGTCATCTGACTTGATCTGCACAGGTGAACCAGCAGCGGTATCACCAGGAATTACTGCGGATGGCGTATTGCCTGGAATATCGGCAGGCGGTTTAGCCTTCTTGTGTGCCATCTCCTCGCCCATCTCATCACGCACCGTGATCGGGGCTTTGCTGGCAGCTTCTGCTTCCTGCATGAGTGCTTTCAGTGTCGCCTTGTACATCTCAGGCGTCTTGGCAGTGTTCAGCAGTATTTCAGCCTCTTCGGTGCTGTGTACCGTCGGCGCACCACGACTCGACACCTGCGCGAAAGCATTGATGACTGCCCTGTTCTGTGCTGCGAAGGCTGCCTGCTCAGGACTCCACTGCTCGCGTCCCTTCTTCATCAGGATATTGAGTGGCACGAAATCGGTTCTCGGCACCGCATCAGACGCTTTCTGTGCAAGCGGGATGAACTTCTTGAGTTCTTCCACGGCGATAGCAAGATTTGCTTCCCGAGTGCCGAGCGTGCGATGCGCTGACATGTAGGACTGGAATCGGGCCTTGCCTGCGTTGATCTCTTCTGGAGTATTGTTCTGTGCCCTCATCTCACGCGTTACCGCGTCCGCTATCTTGGCCTGTGCAGCCTGATTCCTGGCGAATCCCTGCGCGGCTTGATGATCACCAGCAACGAAACTCTTTGCGATGCGAGACGCTGTTTCGTCAGAAATCGGCGCCTGATTCATCTCAATCTTGACTTTATTGGCCGCTACCCTGCTCTCATGCTCTTGCCGGTCCGCCTCTGCAACGAGTAGCTTTGCCTGGTCGCGCTGCTTCTTGGCGTTGTTGACGTTGCCCAGCGCATCCTGTGCGACTGCACTCTGGCGCAGCTTGTCCGCCTCGGCGCGTTTCTGGGTAGGCGTCTGACTCTTCGGCCCAGTTGCGCTTGCCTCTGGTGTGCCTACCTTGTCGAGACCGACGCCAGTTAATTTTTCCGATATATTTGACACGTCTTTAGCGTGTTCACTTGCAGCAATCTCTGATAACGCTCGTATCTTGTTCGCGTCCTGCCGCATCTCCTTGACATCGGAGATCTGATTCTTTTTGTCCGTCTGAAGAGGCGTATCGGGCAATGCGGTCTGATCTACCGGCCCTTGCTGTTTAGGCGCGCCTATCTGCGGACCTTCCGGTGCTGCTGGTGCCGGTTGCCCAGACATCATCGCTTCAAGCTGCTTTTCCAGATCGGCAACTTTCGTCTGCGATGCTTTCAGATGCTCGTAATCCTTGGGCAGGGCTTGCAGGTATTTCTGGTGATGTTCCTCGTTCAGGCCCATCTGCGCAGCCTCACCAGACGAGAACAGTTCATTGATCCGGTCAACCATCTTCTGCCGGACGGTACTGAATGCCTCTGACATGGGCTTCGACTTGGACTCAGCAGCCAGATCGGCAAGCGATTCCTCATACAGCGTCTTGGCCCACGTTGCCGACTGTTTCTTGTTGCTGATGTCGATTTCGTGCAGGCGTTTCTTCTGCTCTGACATGGAGCCAAGTGTCTGCGCGTACTGGTGCGACACCTTACCGGCCCACTCCGGACCGAGCACGCGACCGCCAGCGATGATGCCGTTAGTATTCAGTCCACCCGTTTCCTTGTCCAGGTACTGAGGATTACTGAATATCTGCTTCATCTGCTGATCCTGCTGCATCTTCTGCTGGCGTTGCTGATCCTCGAATCTGGCCTGCTTGACCTGTTGCTCAAAGCCGAACGATTCCGCAGGCGACTGGATATGCGGTCGCAGCAGATTGGAAAGGGGGATGCTGGTATCCATTACGGCGCCCATCCTGATGATCCTCCATACGCATCACCGCCATACTGCTGGCCATAGGTAGACTGCTGCTGGCGCTGCAATATCTGATTCTGCAGATAGTTGTTGTACGCCTGCGTGCCACCGTTCAGAGCATTACCGACTGCTCCGGTATAGCCTGCCGAGGTAGCCTCGCCGCCCATGATCCCGTAATTGCCCTGCGCACCGGCTGATGCGGCACCGAATCCGCCCTGCTGCACGGCTGCGTTCTGGCCTATGCCTGCCATAGTATTCAGGCGCGAGAACACGTTTCCCTGATTCTGGTTGTACATGTTATAGGCATTGGTGAACTCGTTTGAGGCCATGCCCTGTGAGAACTTGGACAGGTCTTGCAAGGTCTGCGGTGCATACATATTGCCTCGCGCATTGGATGCCTTGTCGATGGCTTGCTGACCCTGCTGCAGGTTGAACTGGTACGCTGGCGATGCTTGGAAATCTGCCAAGCTGAATGCCTTCAGACCTGGCGCATTGAGATTCAGTCCTGATCCTTGGCTGGATTGCTGTTGCTGACCGCCGTTATAAGCCGCCATTGCCGCGTCATATCCCGACTGATCAAACTGTGTCGTTGATGGTCCTACACCACCCGGACCACGCACATCGCCGTACATACCGCTGATCTGGCCCGGCACGGTCTTCATGAACTGATCCTGCGTCGGAGCCGGTCCGGATGGCTGCGCAGGGGAACCTCCACTCACTCCGCCCAATCCAAGATACTGTCCCAGCGCGGACAAGCCCATGGCTCCAGTTTGCCGATACGGAGCAAGATTCTGCTCGGTCTGCTGGTACTGCTGCTGACTCAATCGTGACGCATCGGCTGCGGTATTCGCCATCCGCCGCCCTGAATCCATAGAGGATATGACGCCTACTGCGCCCACTGCTGCGGCTACCCAAGACATGGCAACTCCTTCAATTTGTTTCGTGCATCAAATAGCGCGGTGCTGTCCTTCTCGACTAAATCACGCTCAATCTTGTCCAGATTCTTCTTGGCAGTCCTGTGTACCGTAAGACACACCGAGTCCTCCAGGGCCAGCACGGCTCTCTTGGTTCCAGGCTGTGACACGATCACGGACCCAGCCGGATATACGGTCTGCCCGACCTGCACCGCACCCTTGGCGACGATGTAGAAGTGTTCCCGCTTGTGCACCTTGCCCACGATAAGCGTCCCGGCAGCGCGGGTCACGACACGGCAGTACATGCCATCCGCGAAGTAATGATCAGTCTGTAGCTCGACCTGCGGCATGGTCAGCATGAGAGCTTGCAGTGCCTCGACCTGGGAACGTTCGGCTATATCGTTCATACCGTGGTCCCTGTCCCATCCTTCCAGATGAATGGATTGGTACTGGTCAGGAATATGGGCTTGTTCAGGCTCGTGTCGTAATACTGCATGCCGATGTAGTAGCCCTTGATGAGCGCGGTCGGGCGCGATGCGGTCGGTCCACTGCGCGTGATGTTGAATGTGGTCTGTTGCATGGCACGCAGCAGTGTCTGCCACTCAGGATGAACGATACCGTTCTCATCAGTGAGCTGCTGGTAAGCAGTCGGGAGCTGGATTTTAGGACCTTTGATCGCCATCAGAACGACCACCCCGTGAGTTCAGCCGTGGCACCGGTCACGACTCGATGAATCGGGTCAGTCACGCGCAGCTTCAGTACCCAGTCCCGCGCCGCACCCAGACTGCGCCAGATACAGCGCGTGGTGTAGTTTCCAAGCGGTCCCATGCTGGAATAACCGACACTGAAGAACGACTGACCTCCATCCTTGCTGACCTGCAGATCCATGACCGGCGCCACGCCCTGTCCTGTTGCCAGACCTGATCCGCTCTCGATGTCGATCTGCACCTGACTGATGCCGATGTACTTGTCATCGTTCCAGATATGCTTCGACCATACTTCCATGCCGAACGTGTTACCCGTGTCATCGTAAGCAGTCGGGTCCAGTTCGTAGATGGTCCCGGTTGAGTAGTCAGACAGCAGGAACATGCCCTGGAAGGCTGCGAACTTCTGACCCAGGAACCTCCCGCCATTCGTGTCCTGCCATTCAGACCATATATTGGTCAGTCCGTCATATGCCCATGTGTCAGTGCCGTCCACGTTCAGTAAGTAGATGGGATGTCCGCCGATCATGAAGGCGCACCCGACCGCCTGCCCGACATCACTGGTCGCGTACTGGCTAAATATCTTGTCCATGTCAGAGTCGGACAGCTTACGCAGGCTGAATCCTTGCAGGCGTGACACGTTTATCGCGCCCATCTTGTTCTTGAACAGTCCGACTATTGAGTTGTCGAACTTGGACAGGCTGAATGCTGATGCAATCCCGAACTCGGCTGACGATCCAGGAATCTGTCCATACGGCAGATCAGGCGTGCCATTGTCCTGCCAGAATTCCGAGGTATTGCCGCCGAACACGTTCAGCACCGAGTGATCAGCCATGACTGCCTGCAACGAGTCCGCAGCACTCTGGGCAAACGCGATCTGCACGGCAGGCCACACGGCAGGGTCAACGCTTGGCGTGATCTGCGATAGCTGGAACTGCCTAGACGATCCCGCGTTGACTATAAAGTAGTTGTCCTGCCAGGTGACCGTCTTGGGAGATGTGGTGAAATTCCCATCCGTGATCTTGGTCAACGCACCTGGAGTCTGCATGTTGTACCAGTACCCGGCCGAGCCATCGACCAGTACCAGATACTTGCCATCATCAGCCATGCTCACATCGCCTGATGTCGTGGCAATCGTGCCAATGGTGGACACTGACCCTGCGTTGTTGATGCTGTACAGGGTCGCGTTGTGAACTGTGAAATTAAGTGGCGTTGACAGCGTATTAACCGCCCACATTCCACGAGATGGATTAGAGCCTAGCACTGTAGCCGATACGAATTTTGTAAGCCCCGACCTCGCCACCAGTGCGAATGATGTCTTGTCCTGTTCCTGTCTGACCTCGACGAAGCAATTGATCCGCTTCTGCGCCGTGATAGCGGGCGAAGTGGATTTAGTTCCGACGCCGAACAGTTGAACCTTCATCCTCGTGGGCTCGAATCTGAATAAATGTTGTAAGTCGCATTCGACTTGGAAATGATGGACGAATCGAATTCCGCCACGACTTCCTTGATATTCGCACGCTTGATATTGCCCTTTGCCTCTGCTGCGTTGGCTCGCAACTGGGCCAGCCCATCCCCGACCAGCAGGCACGGAAATCCTGCCGACATCATATCAAGGGCCAGATTCAGCACGAAGGCACGCTCATACCCTACCGGCAGTGACAGCGACTGGGTAAGACTGGTGAAATCGACCTGATCCGTGGTGCTGTTGAAGTAGACCGTGTAATTGACCAGCGGGATCGGGAATATGTTGATGATCCCGAGCGGGTACTGTGAATCATAGAACAGCGTGTCCGGGATCTGGCTGGTGATGGTCTTGAGACCGATCTTGTCCCACTGATCCTGATTGAATATCTGCATGGGATAGTCATTGCTGTTGTTATCCCGGATATACGCAGAGGTCACGTCATATGGTCGAGTGCTGTTGATGTTGCCACCTGTCCCGATGGTGTACTGCTGCTGCCCAGCCACCATCGGGAAGTTCCGTTGCAGCTCCACATACGACATCAGGGCCTCATTCGACCATGAATCAAGCAGGGCGTTGAAACACACCAGACTGTCATTGGCATCCGCCGCAGACAGGACTTCAGTGCGTCCAAGGTAGCCCAGTGCCTTGGCTGAACGGGTCAAGATGTCGGATGCTGTGGTCATTTATGCCGCCTTTGCCGCTTCCGCAGCCTTGTTTTCCGCCGATGCTCTCACCATGAACTGGTGATAGTTGCCCTGCCATCCCTTCACACCGTAGTGTCCAAAGGTGGCATTCGGGTAAATCCAGCCCTCTACACCAATTGCAGCCATGCGCCGACCGAATACGCGATCCTCGCCCCAGCGCAGTGACAGCCCGTCCTCGTTCACTTCTCGCTGACAGGTGAAGAATTCGATGTACTTGCGATCAGGATAGGACGGGTCGGCGCCCATGTCGTGGTACACGTAGTCCGGGTACGCATCCCGATAGGCTTCCAGAGCATGGCGCTTGATGCGGATAAATCCACCTGCCAGATACGCAGCCTTGATCAGTGCTGAACCGTCCTGCAGGATGCGCCCTACAGGGTGCTGGCGCCCGTCCTGCGTCTCCAGTACCGGCCTGGCCGTGTACACCTCCCACTGGTTCTTTTGCGGGTAGCTGCCCATCACAATCGGCTCTGGCAGCATCAGGAAGTCCACCACGGACCGAGGTTCCCACTGCATATCAGAGTCTATCATGAACAGATCAGTCGCGTCCGGGTCCTCGAGGAACCGGCAGAACAGGGTATTTTTTGCCCGGTCCACATAGCTATCACCAGACAGTTCCCAGAACTCGTGTTCAATGCCCATGCGGGTCAGTTGCTGGATGGTGCCGCACAGGGACGCGATATACGGGCTGAAGCCGCGCATCTCATAGAACGGGGTCATGATGATCACCTTCATGCGTGGCTGGTAGTACGGGAGCCGCGCATCGTGGTAACGTTGCTTCAATTTACGCCCCTCTTCGACCGAAAGAAGGGACTTGTTTCCGTCGTGAATCCGCGTGTGGGTCAGATTCTCCTCGATAACCTTGATGTTCTCGCGCTGCAACAGGCGCAGATACATCTCGTAATCAGTCAGCACACCATGTGAGGCTTCCCAGCCGCCCACGTCCAACAGGACTTTCCTGCGATACATGCCCACGCCGAAATACTGGTTGCCGTAGTACAGCTGCTGCAGCCACACCTCGCGGGGCTTGTTGCTGGCCTTCAGGATGTGCTTGAACGGGTGATCAGCCTCGAATGGCTTGCCCTCTGCATCAATGAAGTCTGTCTGCGTGGCCACGAATTCAAGCCATGGATCGTTCTTGAACTCGGCCAACATCTTCTCGATGGCGTTCGGTTCCAGCACATCATCCGCCGCCAGGCTCACATAGAACTCACCTGTGCCAGTCGCCGCCATCTGGTTGATGGCTGCCACGGTGCCGCGGTTCTCGTCGAACTTGAGATACTTGATGCGCTGATCCGCAAAGGTCTGAATGACAGCCTCCGTCCCGTCCGTGCTGGCATCGTTCAGCACCAGGATTTCCAGGTCCTGATAGGTCTGGCTGATCACGCTGGATATGGCGCTGGCCACGAACTTGTCCATGTTGTAGACCGGAATCCCGACCGTGACCTTCCCTGACGTGGGCGGGAAGTCCAGGCTGTGCAGCGTGCGCACGTACGCCATGTCTGACTGGAACTTCTCGGCCTGCCCCTCATGAGGTGCGGTCAGTCGCGTATCTGGCTGGTCAGCATCGGCCCAGCGATACGGCAACACCACGCCGTCATGCTTCTTGAAGAATCTTACAAACCATTCAAGGTCAGACGGACCGAAGATGGCTGGGTCAAATCCGCCAATGTCCAAGTAGGCGGTACGGCGCATGAGCATGGAGGCTCCGCCGATTGGAATGTTTTCGAGGTTGAGTAGTGTCCTGATCCAAGCTTCACGTGACCGGTTGTGAGCGCGGTACGCAAACTGCTGCCACGTCGGGACTGCGCCCCAGCCTTCCGCTTGTTTGCCAGGTATGCCCCATACGCAGTCGATATTCGGATGCGAGTCGAGATATGAGACTTGATCTTCGAACTTACCCGGCTCGATCCACTCGTCAGCCGAGAGCGGTTGCAGATATTCACCTGTTGCGTTCTCAAGCGCCCAGTTAAGACCATGTGGAATCCCCTTGTTCTGTTCAAAGCGATGCAGTTTGATGCGCGGATCAGCAAACTCCGCGACCACTGCGGCGATATCTTCGGTGGAGCCGTCATCAACCAGCACGAGTTCCCAATCCTCGAAGGTCTGCGCACGCACGCTACCGATCATCCGCTTGAGATAGTCGGTCTGGTTCAGAACTGAGGTGCAGACGGAAATTTTCACTGTTCAATCACTCCGATAATTGACTGCTCTCGCAGCACGATCAGTTCTTCACCGTTGATGCTGGTGATCTGGTGACCGTTGGTTGAAAATAACACCTTGTCCCCCACCTTCACGGCAGGGGTCCTGGTGTGACGGGTCTTGCAGGTCTTGCAGCCGAACGTCTTGCCAGTACCCACCGCAGTCACGACTCCGATGTCCTCGCGGAAATCAGGGTCGTAGACAAGGTGAATACCACCGTCCGACACCTCTTGCGGTGCCGAACGGCGGATGACAACGACATCGCCCAGAGGGGAGATGTTCATCCTGCGACTGACGTGCAGGTAATGAGTCCCAGCTGCCCGAGGAACATTGCCATGGAACTGGCAAGCGCACCGGATGACTGAGACAGGGTTGCGAAGTTGGTGCCGCTCTTGGCTACAGGAGTCGAGACACCATAGAAACCGATCACATCGGTCGCAGACTGACCGAATACGGTTCCCTGTGAGTTTCCGTCAGACAGCTGACGGACTGCGTTACTGGACGAGAGCGGCATGATTAACCTCCTAACCTTACGCCAAGTTCATCGTAGTACACGGTCGAGCCGTACAGGATGTCAATACGAGTCGGGAAGACGTCGTTATTGATATCGTACGCACGGATCACACGCATGCTGATATTGCGGTACGTTTCACGGGCCGCGAAGTCCACACCCTGCGGAATCTCCATTGGGACCATGACCAGGCCAATCGCATCACGAGTAAACGCTGCGTTGTGAGGCGTGTTGATCTGAGCCGAGGTCGTGCCGGTCAGGAACGTAACACCCGCACCAGTCGAGGCCGGACCGGTCACGTTCTGGTACGGACCAGAAGTGACGATTGCCGGGCTGAACGTTGCGGTCCAGGTGGATGAGGTCGGCGTGGTGCTGGCCGTGATCACGAAGTTCTTCAGGACGCCGGTTGACTGGCGCGACTGAGGATTGACGTTGAACACGCCTGCCACGGTGAACACTTCGCCTGCCTGGATGGTTTCCGTTGCCGTTCCACCAAAGAAACCGATGGACGTACCGGAACCTGCCGCAGTCGTGACAACCATGGCAACTGACGTGTTGTGCTGCGCCGATGCCTGTTGCTGGATGTTCTGGTCCATGTAAATCTCGTAGTTACCCAGCGTGGCTAGGTAACCCTTCACCAGTGCATCCTTGGCGGTCGGCATCACGAACGAACCGACTTGACCGGCAGCCATCGACCAGTACGCATTCGGGTTCAGGACCAGAGTGCGATTGTCTTGAGGTGCCGCGTTGTCATCCATCCGACGTCCAACGAGCTGGACAGAGGATGAGAAGGCAGACGGCGTGACACCTGGCGTGCCGACGTAGTTGCTGAACGAGAACACGTTGGTCAGCACATCGAAGTCGATCTGGTTCGCCAGCGAAGCCATGGAGGGCTTGAGATAGCGTTCCGAGAACTCCTCGACGGTCAGCGTCAGGTCTTGCGACGTGAACTGGAAGTCAACGTGTTTCTGATTGTTGATCGTGATCGTGACAGACGGCTCAGCGATGTTCTGCACCTGCAGTCCAGCACCACTCGCCACCGTGAACCGGTTGGGCTTGCGGATCGTGAGCTGGTTGCCGGCCTTCACGAACTGATTTTCGAATTTGCGGTTGACCCTGTTGGCCGCAACTAAGTTGTTTTCGAGTATGACCAGGCTTTCCTTGGTGATCACACTCGGGGTTAGCAATACCTGGGAGGACATTATCTAAACTCCTGTTCAGTGCCTTGCGTTGGCACGCTTCTCGCGTTCGCGTCGGTACTGAGCGTACTCATCCATGGACATCTCGTCCGGGGACTTGGACACACTCTCGGAACCTGACGTAACGGGTCGAATCGGTTTCGGCGCGGCTGATATAGGGGGCTTGGGCTGGGCTGGCTCGCGTAGCTTTGCCGAGATCAATCCAAGTTCCATGAGCTGTAGTGGCGGTGAGAGTTGCATGATGCGTGCAGCCTCGTTCGGATTCTTGCCGAGGTAGTATTGAATGTCCGGCCCATCTGGTGCATTGATGATGGCGTGTGCCATTGGTATGGATATCTGAACGTCTGGCGTCTCAGCGACTTCAGAGAAGTCGGGGTACTTTTCCATGACCTTCGATTTCCTGCCTGTGTATGCCTCACGCGCTGCCCTCTCGCCCGCCTCAATGGCATCCTGCTGGGCTTTCGCCTGCATCTCTGCCTGGGCACGCACGATCTCCCGCTTGGCGGTCCACGTTGCCTTTTCCTCGACGTATGTTTCCATCGCCAAGTCGTACGCATCGGGGTCGGGATAATCGTTCTTGGAGGGCTTGACCGGTGCCGGATCGGTTTCGACTGTCTCTGGCTTGCGGTCGGCCTGCGGCTGTTCGCCACGGGTCTCCAACAGGGCCAGCAATCGAAGCTTCTCGGCCTTTTCTGCCTCGTACTGAGACTTTGCTTCCTCTCGTTGCTTCACCAGCTCGTCTAGTCGTTTCTGAACACCTCGGGCCTTTTTTGGCTCGGTTGTCTCGGATGGACTCTCCGGGGACTCTGCCGACTCGTCCTCTGTTTTGCCTTCAGGTTCGGGGACGTCTTCGTCCTCTAAAGCTTCAGGCGCGGCAATAGAATCTGGTTTTGTCTCTATGACTGGCAGATCAGACGTAGATGACAAAGCCGGACCCTGCTGATCCAGTATGTCGATGACTTGTTCCTTGATGATGTCCATGTATGGCTCCTAAAGTAAGTGGGCTATGACCGCAATGATCTCTTCTTCTTCCTGCTGTTCCTCAACACGTCGGGCGACTTCCTGTTTCCACTCACGACGAGCATCAGCACGTACGACGCCAGAAACACGTTGAATAAGCTGCTCGAACTCCTGCCGCAGTTCCTTGACCACTGGCGCAGGCTTGGGCAGCGTAAGGACGGCTTCGACAGCCTCCTCGATAATCTCCTCAATCTCGTCGCATTCATCATCGTCACACCCGTACTCGTCACGGTATCTCCACCAGAACGGACCGCCACCACGGGGCGGTGCTGGCTGGTCTGCTGGTTGCTGCTCAGTTTCGAGAGTAAATGCAGGCTGGTCTGATCCTTCCGTGACGATCCAGTCCGCCGTGATGCCGTTGACCGCACTGAGCAGCCAAACTGCATTGTCCTGACCTTCACTTGCATTCCATGCGAGCAGATCCGATGCAGTGATATTCCACGCGGGAACGTCCTGACCTTCGGTTGCTGCCCATGTGATGAGCGTTGGAGAAGTAGCAGTGAGCGTCCAGAATGGCAAGTCCTGCGCTTCTGTGCTGTTCCAGGCGGCATCGGCTTCGACGTTGACAGTCCACTGCGCATTGTCAGCGCCTTCCTGAGCATCGACTGTGACCGATACGCCATTGATGTGGATGAGCTGCCAGGCTGCGTTATCCTGTGCCTCTGTGCTGTCCCAAGTGACTGCATCACTGAGGTTGACTGTCCATGCTGGGACGTCTTGTCCTTCAGTTGCATTCCACGCAACACCAAGGGACAGATTCGCTGTCCATGCTGCGTTGTCGGCGCCCTCTGTGGCGTTCCAACTGACTGGAACCGATGCGGAAAGGGTCCAGGCTGGTACGTCCTGACCTTCAGTCGAGTTCCATGCAACGGCATCGGACAGGTTGACAGTCCACGCAGGGACGTCAGCACCCTCTGTGCTGTTCCAGGTAACGTTGTCAGTGCTGGTGAGCGTCCAGGCCGGTACGTCTGCGCCTTCCAGTGCTGACCAGTTGACAGTGACAGTTGCGCCTGCAGTGACCGTGACTTGCCAGTTGGGGACGTCTGAGCCTTCAGTGCTGTTCCAGGCGACTGGATCACTGACAGTGAGCGCGAAGGCTGGGCTGTCCTGGCCTTCAGTGCTGTTCCAGGCAACGCCAATCGAGAGGCTGGCAGTCCATGCGGGAACGTCCTGACCTTCGGTTGCGTTCCAGGTAACGTTGTCGCGTACCGTGAGGGCCCACGCTGGAGTGTCCGCGCCTTCCGTGGCGTTCCAGGTGACGTTATCTTGAACGGTGAGCGCGAATGCAGGGACATCAGCGCCCTCTGTTGCATTCCAGGTTGCGGTGACAGTTGCAGTTGAGACACTGACAGCCCACGCTGCATTATCTCCGCCCTCCGTCGCGTTCCATGTGATCGTGACATTGGTTGCACCGGCTGGAGGTTGCTCGAATAGACCAATCGAACCCGCTCCAATTGGTCCATATCCTAGATTTGGGCCTGAGCGTGCCATTCATCAGTTATCCGACTCTTGGTAAATACTGATGATGGTGAGCGACATAGCGGCGGTACTCACTGAGAACATGTTCTTCACTGCTCTCCAGCTCAACAACGTGTCAGCACTGACCACCACCGATGATCCGCCTGAATACACTTTGGTCGTGTACGTATCCGTGTTGATGTTGTACAACGTCATCGCCAGCGTATTGCTGGACGTCGTTGGAGCGAACATCGTCAGCTCATAACCCTGATTCGTGGTCTGCGCAGGGAATGCAGCTCCAAGATTCAATGCTGGTCCTGTCGATGATCCATTGCAGAACATCTGCCAATTGGCAAATGAACTCATCTGCACAATGCCAAAGGTATTCACGAACGTCGTGTTACCGAAATTAGTTCCCAGAGTTGGTGCCAAATTCGTGCTGGACATTCCCACAAATGCAACGCCAGTGGACATTGGCGTCGTATTGCCGTCCTGTATGCCAAAACGAATATCCACCCAGAATCCACCACTTCTGGAACCGTCACCCGTTGTCAACTGGCTCAGGTTCTGCACGATTGATACCTGACTGGATGCGGCCCCGGTCGTGCCAAATCCAATACGACGCATCCTCGTGTAAATGTTCGTCGTTGCAGTCGCCTGACTGCTGACAGTTCCCGCCGTACCTGGCGCGACCATGCCGAACACGCCCGGCACCACCGTGGAATCGCCACCAGGGTTATAGAAGCCGATCTTGTTCGTTGCCATGAACGGCTGCAGTCTGGATGTCAGTCCGGACGGGCCACGAGTCGCTAGGAATGCCCTGTTTGCGAGTTCAGTGATAAACACCGCAGTCGAATTATTCCCTGGCGCCGATGGGAATCCGCCCTCAAGGTTCGGGAAGATCAGATCATTGTCCGCTGACCAGTACGGCGTACGTGCGGCAATCTGGGACATGGCAACGTAGGTCGTACCTGCCGGGAAGTTAACCGCCGCATTGCTGCTGCTGCTCTCATAGACGGTCGTGCGCGTGACAGTGCTGTTCCCGTACGTGCCCATCCCTGACTCCCAGTCACCGCTGGGAACCCCGTTTGCATCCACTTGCCATACAGAGTACGGGAAGGTATCGGTGCTGGCACACACTGACGAGAACTTGCGGAAGCCCGCTATCCCCGTAGTTCCAAGCAGAGTGAGGACACCTGTCCCAGCAGTGGTACAGATTTCCATCACCCGGTCATGAAACTGCTCAGCCATTTACGGGTTTCCTTCGGTGATCTTGGCAGAGGTGATCGTGACCGTCACTCCCGAGGTCAGGACGTTCGTGTTCAGGATGAAATCAGCCGCTGCTGTGGACACCGAATAATCAGCGATGAACGTTCCTGAGCTGGTCTGATGTCTCGCCCATGTCGCAGTCGAGCTGAACACGGCAGTCGTGGTCCAGACTGCCGGAGAGGTGCTGTTGACCAGCAGAATCGCAGACGTGGCTGGCTGGGCGAACGTGCTGGACATCTGGAACGATGCCAGCACAACGGTCGAGGTTCCGCCCGTTGCCGGTCTTGTCCCTGCGTAGATGGTAACGAGTGAGAGCGCACCGGATGTGTTCGTGATCCGGTCCATGCGTTCGTTTCTGAGTGCTACGGCATACCCTGGCATGATGATTTACTCCTAAGTTGACGCCTTGACGACAGTCGGCGGTCCAATATCTTCGGCGGTGTAACTGCCGTCCTTGCCCTTGGTGATCTTCTTCTTGCCGGATGGCATGTGAATGTTGATCACTGGAGGTGTGGCGGGCTTCTGCGCCTCCTTTTCCTTCTCTTTCTTGGCCTCTTCCTTCGACTTGGAATCGCGCTCCATGGCCTTCATATCCAGTTCAAGCAGCTTGATGTGCTGGTCTGCTGCAATCTTCTCCAGCTTGGCCTGGAAGTCGAGCAGGGTCTTCATGACTGCGTTGTTACCCTTGCTGCCGTCATCAGCCTTGCCCTCGATGGCAGCCAGCTTGGTCATGACATCAGCCTGAATCTTCGCCATCTTGGCTTCGAAGTCCTTGCCAATGGCCTCGCGCTCGTTCAGGACTGCTGCGCGCTCAATATCGCGGTCTTTTTCCTTGTCGCCCAGCAACTGGACCGCCTGATCGTGTTCCTGCTTGAGCTGCTGCATCTGCTGCATCAGGCTGGACACAAGTGCCTTGGCCTCGGGTGGCAACTGTTCGATCTTCTTGTCCAGCAGGTGGGGCGGGAGCATGGATGCCAAGCGGCTGGCAATCTCATCAGCACCCGGCCAGTCCATGTTCTTGGCTATCAGGTCACTGATCAACGGGCCAGACTGGGGCACGAAGCGCATGAACTGGAGCATGGAGTCGGCTGCCTCGGCCCGTTTCGTGGCGAAGCTGGGACCGACAGTGACAGTCACGTCATAGTCGCCAAGCTTCGGGTTGTAGATGTGCTGCACACGCCCATCCATGCCTGTGCCCTTGGAGTGAGGCGTGCCCTGTTGCGGATCAACCTTGACACGCTCTTCGCTGTCATCTTCGCGCAGGATGGTCAGCACACGAGGCGTGTCGTATATCTTGGGGATCAGGTCAATCAGTATCTTGCCCGTGTACTTGAGCGATCTCGACAGGTTGTCAACGTAGTGAAAGTTTCCCAAGTCCCCGATCTGCTTAAGCTCGCGTAGAGCCTTGCCGCTTTCGTCGTACGTCCTTTCCTGGTGCGTCGCGTCAAATCGTATGCCAGTAACTGCCTGCATGTCCTGTGCTGCACTGATTTTCGCTTGAACAACTCCCGTAGGAGGCCCTGCAAACTGCTGACGTTGAGGCGGGGGGGCCGGTTTACCTGCAAGATTGACTCCTTTGTAGAGTAGGTACGGCAGTGACTTGTTGTTGGCTTCCTTCCATCGTTGCTCGTGGCCTTCGATCTGGCCTTCTTCCATCAGCCACGGTGCTTTAGGCGCCAGTGCGATCAGTTCAGTCTCGGACGTGCACCAGAAGTTGTACATGCGCTGCGGGTCTTTGCTGGGCCGCACAATGCCCATGAGCTTGGTCTTGCCCTCGACATCCAGCATCTCGCCCACGCACTTGACGACCGGGATGTACTTGCCAGCCCACTCGTTCTCTTCGAGGACTTCCTTCGATGTGATCTTGCACCACTTGATTTTCTTGCACGGCACCTCGCGTGACTCGACGATCTTGTCAGGATTGGCGCTGATATCCGCCTCGATGGACTCGGACAGCTTGTCACGCCAGCCCATGTGACCGTTATCCAGCTTGACCAGCTCACGCATCTCCGTGTCGGTGTAGTAATACTCAGCCACCCTGACGTGCGATGACGTGGACCAGGTCTTGTACTCATCACCAGGTCCGCCCTCCTCCCACGGCCAGCTATCAGCATGTGGGAATTCGTCCTCGAACTCCTCACGCACCATCTGCGTGGTGATGAAGCACCACTTGGCGTCTGAGCCATCAGGGAGCTTGCTGTCAGGGTCCATGTAGACCGTGAAGGGGTTCTCGATAGACTTGATCTTGATGACCTGATCGAACGTGTCCTCGTCCTCGTAGTCGGTCAGGACGCGCCAGTATCCCCAGCCCATCGTGACAGCAGACTCGAAGCCCACGTCATAGGCGATATCAGCATTGCTGTTGCGCTCGATCTGCCTGATCAAGCCCTTCATCATCTTGGCCGTGTCAGGGTCGGACTTGTCGCCAATGGGCGATACCTTGATGGCTGGCCTGTTCTGGCGCTGGTCATTGACGATCTGATGCACGAACACGCCTATCTTGTTGATGGTCAGGCAGGGTCTCTTCTCGATGGTCCTCTGCGCCTTGATCTGCTCGGGCCACTGGTCACCGGCTCGGAACTTGAGGTCATCGATCGCTTCCATGCGGTTCTTGGCTTCGGCAGACTCAACCTTCGCGAATCGTTTAACCGCTTTGTGGATGAACTCAGAATCATCTCTTTTCTTAGACGAGCCTGTCTTGGATTCATCTGTTGGCTCTCTCGCCGTTGATCCCGTGTACTCAGCCAATTGTCACCTCATGCGGAGGTACGCGCTGCGACATGCAGCCCAGCACGTAGTCCTTGAATGCTTCCCTGCGCGTGCGCAGTTTGGACGCTGGGCCTGATCCTGGCACGCGTGCGCTGTACGAGCCTTCGGGCGTCGTAGCCATCAACGTGATCACAGGTTCATCCTCCCAGACGTCATACTCTTCGTATTCCAGGAACCGCACATGGAATGTTTCGATCATCCCATCCACAATGCGGACTCCTCTGATTTGCTGTAGCTGATGATGCGTACCTGTTCCTTGGCTACCCTTGGCTTGGCAAACTTGTGCCCGACAGCCAGTTGCATGAATGCATCAGCACCGTTCGATGCCCAGTCGTGGTACGGCTCATCACTGAATGCTTTGCGCTTGTCATTCCACTCGTAGTGATAGCTGACCAGTGCATCACGTCCACGCTCGGTCTTCTTGCGGTCGAAGTAGCACCTGGCAATGAATGACCGGCCCGCGTTGATCTGGCTCTGCTTGTCAAGCTTCTCAGTGATCCTGAACTGCAACCCTAGCTGGGCAGCCACGTCACGCGTGGACTTGCCACCAGCAGCAAACTGATGCGCTTCCAGGTCATGCGGTCCGTTGTGAGTGCCCCACACATATGGCATGTTCTGCAGGTGCTTGACGTAGTGATCAATGCCCACGCCTGCGCCAGAGTTCTCGTAATAGTCGATCACATGAATCTCACGCCCGATGGTCTGCGTGAACCATATAGCGGTCGGATCACCAGTGCCAATATCCCACCAGGTATCGACAGGCATGTCAGGCTGCCATGGGACGCCACATACTCGACCATCGTTGTCAGCATCCTGCATGGCCTTGCCGAACACTGAGCCAGACTGCACGCCCATGAACGAGCAATAGAACTCCTGCTGAATCATATCCTCGGCCATGCCTGAATTGCGCTCAGCCTCGATGTCTGCATCGGTCAGGACCTTGGTATCGTTGATCGTCAGCACCTCAGCGAACCAGTCTGAATTGTTCTTGGCCATCTCGTACAGCGTGTAGCCGTGGTTCTTACCACGTGGCGTGTAATCGAATATGGCCCAGCCGCCGTTCTCACGCAGGATAGGGCGGATGTAGTCCCAAGCTGCAGGGTCTTGCAATGAATACTCGCTGAACACGTTGCCGATAGGATTCGTGCCCATGATCGAATCGTAATTGTCCGTGCCCACCAGCTGGAAGGCTGAACCGTTGACCAGCTCGATGCGCAGGTCTGACTCGTTCTTTTTCTTGATGATCTCTTTCGGGAAGTGATCCATGAACCGGAAGCCTGATCCGTCCCGGCCATCCCACAAAACACGCTTGGCCTGGGCAAAGGTGGGGAACAGGTAAAAGTACGTTCCCACGCGCCTGAATGCTTCCTTGGCGCAGTAGTTCACGAAGGTCTTTTCCTTGCCAGCCCGGCGGTGCCAGACCGTGACAGCACGTTTGCAGCCGTTGTCTAGGGCTTTCAGGACAGGGAGCTGGTAGAAGCGTGGCTCGAAATTATGTGGAAGTAGGACTTCCATAGTTGACCACGCTGACTGTTACGTCGCCGCTATGCTCAACGTCGAGCTTGTCACCGTAACGCTTGGGTCTCAGCTTGGCAGCAATCCACTTGCGGGAATCTACCCTTACCCTACGGCTGTTTGCGTCCTCAGTCACATCATCCGAGATTTCGACAATCTCGTCAGCAAATGAGTCCGCCTGAATTTCGCGCGCGTGCGCGTATTGTTTTTGGAATTCCGCGTTCTGCCCCAGCCACTTGCAGATGGTTGATGCGCTTGGCATGTGCGGTGAATCACAGACCTTGCGCAGACTCTCACCGGTGGCTATGCGCTCGCATACCTCATCGGCAATGGCTTGGCTGAATTCCAGTGCCACGACTCATCCCCGCAGCTTCTGGGAGTTCTTGGGAATACTTGACGGTATCTTCCCTGACCCTCGTTTCATGAGAGCAGCTTGTGGCGTGGGCTTTGATCCGCCACCCATGGCACCCTTGCCGCTGATCTTGAAACCATCCTTGCGGCTGGATGAGCGATCATTCGGCTCGTCAGGGTCCTGACCGTTACCCTGAGGCTGGCCGAAATAGACGCCGGTGACCTTTGGCCCGATCTTGGTCATGATCAGCCCTTGTACCCGGTGCCGCCGATTTTGTTCGTCGGGCGAATCATCTGCGAAGAGACAGGATTGCTCGACATGATCTTGACTTTGCTGGGCGTGGGACGGGAACCGGAACCGACTGCCGTACCCTGGCCGATGGAACCGCCGGTCTTGTTGCTGGTGGCCTGGCTGACGGTCATGTTCGAAACGCGATTACCTTGTGCTCCGGCACGAACGCCGGGTGCGGGCTTAGAGGCCATGATCTGATCCTTTCGACGAAAAAAAAGCACGTGCTCGCAGGGGATGCGATGCAAGTGCTGATCTGTAAAACCCTGCTGGCATATTCGCCTATCGCGGGATGGATGTGTGCTTTATACCACCTTTTCGGAAGTTGTCAACAGGTTATTCACAGGATGTTCACAGGTCAGTCTTCGCCGGGTTCTCGTTGCCGGTATTGTTGCGCCGCAGTACGTTTGACGTAAGCAAGCACGAATTCCCTGCATCGCATAGACCAGTCATGCTCGGACTCTCCCTGCAAGCGCGGAACGATCTTGTTTACCCGTTCGTCAACAACCGACATCGGTTCCCGTTCAGGATTGGGCGGTTCAGCATGGTCTTCACCGTCATGCAGGACCATGTGAGCATGTTTGCGGCAGTACCACGGTCCGTCCCCTTTGGTTGACGGGCTTAACGTCCCCATCCGGTCGCACAGCATACCGTGGTCGTTAAAGGCACATTTCAAGCGAACGTTTTTAGTATCTGAACCATGACGACCTTTGGCGACCTTCTCTCGCATTCCGTACCCGCATGAACAGGTTCCATCGTCCTCAAGGACTCCACGACAAGACGGGCATTTATTCAAACTCACGTTTCACCTCCGATGCTGGCACCAGGTTACCCACGTAGTTCTCGCAGTTGGTGCGGTTGAAAAGGGTCTTTGGCTGCAGGTAATCTCGCATCTTGTCGTCAGGTAGCCATTCCCGGCACTTCCTGACGATGATCTTTCTGAGCTGGTCTTCAGTGATTCCATCGTCCAGCCTGGCCTTGATAAACGTCAGGTTGGTTTTTGTGTCCCTGAATCGTTTGCCTGCGGTTTCGTTGAGAAACGTAAGAATCCGTTTTTCGGATTCGTACGAAAGTGTTTTGACTTTAGGTTTTTCTGCTTCTGTATTTGGTTCTGGCTTATGTATCTGGTTCTGTATCTGGTTAGGAGTCCATTCGGATATCCGTTCGGATTGCCAACGCATTGCATTCGCCTTTAGGGAGGATTCATGCTTTGCGGTCTGCCAAAGTATTTCCGCATCGCAGCGTTTATGTCTCCAGACTGGCCCTTCCAGCCTGAAGAACTCTCCCAGCACCAGCTCGATGGCTGATCGCTCCTCGGCGTTGAATGCTCCGCAGGTTCGGTAAAGACGGTTTAGATCGTTTGGAAGTGGCCCGTGGGCCATGTAAGCATCGATCAGGAGGCGATAGGCTCCATGCTGGAGCATGGACAGATGCCGCGTGTCGCGGTCGTAATCGCCAACGAAAAATCGGTAATAGGGAAAGCTCATTTAACCCCCGCTAAGGTTGAGGTGGGCACCCGATGCCAGTAGCGGCTGGCACCAGGCACCCGTATTGCAGACCAGACTCTACCACACATTTCGCTTGACATCCTAAAGCTATTGCATAACACTGCCGTCAATAGTACAGTGCAACCGCAACAATATTGGAGGCAATATCCGTGATCGACCTTCACAAGATGCGTACCGATGAGCTGGAATCCACTGTTAAAGGGCTTGTAGACATGATTCGTAACGAGGGTTTATGCGAAGAATCACCCACTTGGCGGTATGCCGTAGCACTCGCTGAATATATTTTGCGTAATCCGCTTGACAAGCGTGTACAGTAGGAATCTAATTACACCATGATCTCACCTAAAGTACAGCACGCACTGTCCCTCGTCCGCAAGGGCGAGACCTGGAAACGAGCCGCGGCAATTGCTGGATGCCATGAGTCAAGCATAGCCAAGGCAGTCAGCAAGAAACTCTGTCCGCACTGTGGACAGACCATCATCAACAAACGAAAGAAAGGATAGTCATGATCGGAAAGAAAGTTATCGTCAGAACGCGCACATATGCAATTCGCAGTCTCATCCTGTCCCTGATCATCAACGCTGGATTCGTCTGGATGGTCAATGACGCGCTGGCCATGGACACCTGGACCTGTACGTGGACCGGCAATACCCAGACGTGCCAGGGCTGGCAACAGGGCCGATGGGTCATGTGCCAGACCTCCTGCATGGGCAATACGTGTAACACCATCTGCTGGTAAGGAGATCACCATGAGACAGATATTCGCAATAAGCGGTCTGCTGCTGGTAATGATGAGCAATGCCTACTCGGCCGACTATTACACCATCTCAGTGGGGCAAACGAAGCTAAACCGCAATAACGGATTTGGATGGTGGAATCAGATTACGTCGGATCAGGTGTTCTCTGAGCCATCTCCATCCTGGCGTATCGCTGCAGGATGGAACGTATCACCCATGCTGGATATCGAAGTGGGCTATAAGGACTTAGGTAAGTTCAGCACAGCCGGAACATTCGTTTCAGATGAAGCTTATGGAAACATCACGCAAGGACGCTGCACGTATCCATGCGGTAGCGCCATCTTCAACGCCTATGGAGAGGGCAAGGCATATGGATTCGATGTGCGTGCAAAGATTGGTCATGACCTGTCTTTTGCATACATCCCTAAAGCTCGCATTTATGGTGCCATCGGTGTGTTCGCCTATCACACGACTTACACAGTATGGACTCTGCCAGGATGGCAAACCATCGGCATGGTGCTCCATGAAAATGAGAACCGCGTGCGACCAGAGTATTCAGTCGGCATCGAGTACGGCAACGCATTTGCTGAATACACAGTTAATCCCAGTATCGGAACCGAACAAAGCGCATTCTCCAAAGCTCAGACCTTGCAGATCGGCGTGAGGTTCTGACCATGCAATCATCGAAACTGGTCAAGGCCAAGATGTTTCTCAACAGGAGGCATGACATGGAACATGCAGAACTGGCACAGATTGCCAAAATACTGAACAAGTTGAGCGATGACCTGCGCGTCGCAAATGACCGGATGGATGCGGTCGAGAAGGCAGCACGCGATGCTAGCACCAGCGCATCGTTCCTGGTCAAGACACTAGTCGGACGCCAGAGTGACTAGCTGGGTTCAGGATTACGAGCGGTACGAACAGATTCAGTTTGAATCACACGAACACACACAGAGAGGACATGAAATGCGCGCATCGGACATGATCGAATCGAAGTACATGAAGCAGGGGGACATCGACGGGGATACCATCGTCACCGTCCAGAAGATCGGCAAGGGCAACGTTGCACCCGAGGA